AAACCCATTAGGCTCACCCGTCAACCCCTACGCTGCCACAATTCCTCCACGCGCGCCCGGACGTGCGGGCGGATCGTCTCGGGGATACGCTCAAGCGCATCGCGACGGGCTTTGCGGCCGCGAATCTGCATAATCTCCACCGCTGCCTGGTGGATGGGTAGGCGCGCCCAAGACTGGACGGCCGGTTCTGCGTCCTCCAACCGGGCCCGCCCTTCCAGTATGTCGTGCAGCTCAGCGCTGGGACTGGAGCCAAGCATCCAAGGCCTCCGTTGCCGCCTCCCATCCGAGCGCCACGCAGACAAACGCCCCTGACTTATGGCACTGCTCAAGGTAGGCGATCTGCGCCGGCTGCCATGTCCCTTTGGTGTGGTCGCGCCGCTTCAACTCGCACACAAACGCAGGGCGGCCGGGGATGATAATGTCCGCCGCGCCGGGCGTCATGCCTTCCGCTTTGTGGCGCGCGGTCTGCTGGTGCCGGCGCTTACCCTCGTTGCGTGGGTGCAGGGCAATCACGCCATAGGTCTGCGGGTACTGGCGACGCAGCCATGAGAAAAGCGTGATCTGCTCGGCCGACTCCGGCGGGCAGTCGCCGCGGTAGTTGGTGTCGCCGTACACGGGGAGCCAGTGGGGGAACTTCATGCGCTATCCACCTCATCGTTAAAGTCCACCACCCGATAGAACCGCGAGTCGCGTTCCTTGTGGTACGTCACGGTCTCGGGCGGGTGCTCGCCGCCTTTCGTGGCCCGCCGCCATTTGGCGTACTCGCGCTGGGCCTTTTCCGCCTTGCTGGTGGGCGTGTACCAGACGGTGAAAGACCGGTATGGCGTGGTGAACGTGCAGCGTATTACCTCGTTGCCCGCCCGGCTCAAGGTCATGTGGTGCTGCATGTCCAGAACCTCGTCAGTCTGGACGTTGTGGGGGTCGCGCTTGTACGCGGCGAACTCAGCGCGCAGCTTTTCGTTGGGGTCAACCAGCTCGGCCTTGCAGGACGTGCAACGCTTCGCGGCAATGTCATTCGGCTCGCCGCACTGCAAGCAGTCTTTGCCCGTCCACCGGTAGTCGCACCGAACGTATCCCGTGCCCTCGCGCACCATCCCGTAGCATCGCCGCCCATAGTGCGCGGGCATCGGGCCATCCTCGGTCTCAACGCGCTCGCCTGACAGATCAACAAAATAGCCGTTGGCGTCAACCTCAAAGCCGTCCGGGTTCGGGCGCACGCGAAAAGACTGTTGCGCTTTGCAGTGCGGGCACTCCACGTCTACCGATTCTGCCTCGCCGGTTGACTGGTGCGCCTTTATCTCCGGCGCGAACAGATCGCCGTCCGGGCAGTGCCGCTCAATGTTCTCAGCGTAGTCCAGCACCAGGCAATCATGCTTACCATCGTCGATCCGCAACCCGCGGCCGATCATCTGTTGCAGCAGCGACACCGATTCCGTCGCTCGCAGTAGCGCCACCACGTCAATATGCGGCGCGTCAAACCCGGTGGTCAGAACGGACACGTTGACCAGGTACTTAATCCGCTGCGCCATGAAGTCGGACAGGATGCGCTTGCGCTCGCCCGCGCTTGTCTCGCCGGTCACGCAAGCGGACAGCCCCGGCGGCAGGGACGCCATCACCTCGTCAGCGTGCTGGCGCGTCGCCGCGAACAGCAGCACGCCCCGCCGGTCGGCCGCACGCGCTACCACGTCGGCAACGATCCGGCTGGTCTTTCGCCCATGCCCGTGATACGCCTGGTCAACTTCCGCTTTTCCGAACCGCCCCTGCCGGTTGGGCTGCATGTGCAGCGTGTTGTAATGCTCGCCGTCCGTCGCGCCGATGACCGGCGGCGCAAGGTATCCGGCGTCAATAAGCTCGCGCTCCTGAATGGTATAGACCCGCGCCGTAAAATACGGATCGCGGGCCCGCATCCCGGTGGGCTTGCCGTGCTCGTCCATCGCGTAGATATAACCCTCACCGAGCCGGTACGGGGTCGCGGACAGGCCCACCACGCGCAGGTTGGGGTTCTGCTCGCGCATGGTCTCAATGATCGACCGGATAGTTGGCGTCAGCCCGTGGGCCTCGTCAACAATCACCGCGCAATAGTGGGCGCCAAACCGCCCGATCTTGTTGCGCACCGTGGTGGGCGTGCCAAACACAACCGGGTGGCGCAGTGACCGCCCGCCGGCCGACGCGGAAAAGATCGACGCCGGGTTGCCGGTCGCGACGTACTTCTGGCGGTTCTGCTGTACCAGCTCCGCGCTTGGCGCAAGGCATAGAACGTGCTTGCCGTTGCTAACCGAGTGCAGCCAACCGGCCAGCGCCGCAATGACGTGCGACTTGCCCGACCCGGTGGGCGCGTGGATAACGCACGGGTCAGTTGTGCGGCGCAACCATTGCTGCGCCGCGTTGACCGCCTCCTGTTGGTAGGGGCGCAGGGTCATGGCGACTCCCCGTGCTCAAAACGCGCAGAGCGGGCTTTTTTCGCGGCTTTTATGATGTTTATGCCTGTGTAAAATTTTGGAGCTTTCCTCCCATCTGGCATATCAATAATGCGTTCTCCACCTTCACAAGACAAAGACGAAAAATGCTCCCTTTCTCTCATTCCATCGCCTACTGTATCTGGGAGGATGTACACTTTATTCCCGTTGATTTTTGTTGCAAAAACAAATGAAGCGTCTATAGATCCTCCAGAGCTGTCTGTAAGGTCAGCACAAAACAGTTTGCTCTGATTAGACAAAGGCTTATAGAATTCATCGCCAGGGGGGCCTACTAGCAACAAAACAAAATGGTCAGATTCTTGATGAAATCGTGTTAGTTTGTCGATTATATGCCAGTAGTCTCCTTCTTCAATTTTTGGCTTGACCTCAACAAAGCAACCTAGGGTACTAATAAAGAAATCAGGCAGGTAGCATCCATACTTGCTAATACAATACCCTTCCGGCTCATACTCCCAATCCAGCCCCAGCGCATCAAAAAACACCGCCCATCGCGCTTCTAATCGGCTTCTAAAACGATAGCCCTTGTATTGCGTTTCTATTGCCTTAATCATCATCCAAACCTCCACGACACGCTGGCCTTGCCACGGTAGGGCTCAAGATCAACGTCCGGTGCATGATCCTTGACCACCTTCGCGTAGCTCACCGCCCCGGCCTTTTCAACGCGGGTCAGTTTCCGCCCGCAAACGTCCGCGTTTTGGTCGCCCGCCATCTGGATCAGCCGTTGCTTGATCTCCGCCATGCGGCCCTTTGCCTGGTCGGCCGCGTCCGCAAGCTCGTCATATTCCTTCACCAGCCGCTCGGCCTCCAGTGTGTCGATGCGCTTGCGCTTGGCCTCCAGGTGCGGCTCTGGATCTTCCGTCTTGTATCGCTCCCAAAATTCGTGCAGCACCGGCAGGTACTTTTCCAACCAGGCGGGGTCGGCGTCGATGATTTCGTGGCGTGTCCCCGCTGGCGCCCATTGGAAAAAGTGGCAATGCGACCGCCCGGTGACGTGCATCTGCACTTGCATCTGAGCGTAGTAATGCGGCTGCTCCGCCATGTCTTTGAACGGCACCGGCGCCTCGGCCTTGCGCAACCCGTACGGGCATTTGATCTCCAACAAACCGCCGTCGCTGGTGTACCCGTCAGGGCTGGCGCCCAGCCAATCGCTGCTGGTGACAAACTCCGCCTTGGCAACCGATAGCCCCGTCTCCATTTGGAACTCGGCCCGCGCACCATCCTCGTGAAACTGCCCATACTCGGTCGCGACATTGCCTTTAAACTCCCGCTCGGCGCCGTGGGCGTCACGCACCATCGCGCGCATCACGTCATCCGGGCCGCGGTTGGGGTCAATGCCAAGGATCGCCCCCACGTTTGACCCAGTCACGCGGCCAATGCGCTGCGCAAACCATTCTGCTGATCGTTGTTCTGCCATTTCCTGTTCTCCTGTTAAGAAATGGGGCGCCCCGAAGGGCGCCATAAAAACTTATTCATCTATTTGGGACTTGACAAAATTAATTGCTTCCCTTGTCCTAGATTCGTTTTCATAAATCTTGGTGTTGTCTCGGCTTTTTTCCGAAAAAAGTGCCAATGCTTTTGCAAATAACTCTCGTTTCCTAAACGTGTTCACCGACCCATAGTGAATCGCCTTGATCCAAGATTTTTCAACCTGTGACATGTTGTCAAAGTCCATTGCGCACAACCTAGCAAAAGCTTGTTTTGCATAATCATCACCCGTCATCTTACTTTGAATCGCGCACGCAGCAACGACCGGAGCAGAACTTATCCCCTTTCTTTTGACAACTTTTCCGTCAAGTATAAAGACAATATCGTCATGAAAAATGCTGACGTACTGTGCAATTCTTGATTTTGTGCCGGGCACTCCATCAGTTACCTGCTGGATAAATGAACAAGGGTCAGCAATGGGTCTCGAAACACCCAAAACATCTGATGTGCTACGCACGGCACCAACGTCAACTTGCAGCCCGATTGCTGAATCAGCGGTAACGCCTCTGGCGACAATCATAGGCACCGGTTCACCCGCTTCTACGATAGCAGAAAGGCGGTGCTGCCCATCTACTAACCTGCCATCGCTGTTAAACGCGATTCCCTGATGCGTAGTCTGAAAATTTCCAGACTTAATGTCATGCGCCAAACGCTTGACGTGCCTAGAACGCACAGGGCGGTTTACTGAATTGACGGACAGATAGGCTTCTGCCAACTGCGGCGTAATAATCTCCTGGTTAATCTGCATTTTTATGCTCCTAGTTACAAGATATAATCAGGGCGCCCCGAAGGGCGCCCGTTGTCGGCCGCTAAAACGGGATCGACTCGTCATCCAGCCCGTCATCCGCCGCAGGTGCGGCCGGCTCGGCCGGTGCTGGTGCGGCTGGTGCAGCCTGACCGCCGGACTTGGGCGCCACGCGCGACACCCAGTTGCCGGTTTTCTTTTCGCCCTGCTCTGTCTCCAGCTCCCAAACCTGCAACCGCAGCACCATCGGCTTGTTGGTTAGGCACTTGGTCAAGTTCTCGTCGGTCGGCGATTCACCGCTCGCGACCAGCTTGCCGCCGGCGTTGGCGTCAATGGCCGCCAGCATCCGCTTCGCTTTGTCGGCCTTGTTGGCATCGCCGTCCATCACGCGCACCTTCTGGAACACCTTGCGGTTCTTGTAGTCCGCAGGCTTTAACACCGTCCAGCGCAGGCTGATGAACTCGTCATCGCCCATCTTGTCCCATTTCGACTCGTCGCATACGGCCAACACGTCCGTGTTTGCCGGGATGGGCTCAATGTTGCCACCGCCGGTCTCGAACTCGCCGGTGGTGTCAACGTTGCCGCCGTCTGAAAGATTCCAAAAGCTCATGATCTGCTCCTGTTTTGATTAAAGGCTGGGAACGTATTCCGTGAGCGGGTTGGCGCCCTCGGCTACTTCCAGGTCATCGGTGATGTGATAACGGTTTTTCGACACGTTGCTGGCCGTGGTGTAGGTGGTCAGGATTCGCGTGCCGTCAGACACCGCTTTCTTGCG